ATGGGTGACAGATCGGGTCAGCGACCTAGACTTCTGGCACACCGTTGAATCCCTTTACCGGCGCAACTGCTACAGCCCATACACGATGATCGCGACGGCGAAGATCGTCAGCAGTTCGGGCAGGCCGAGCGTGCCAAAGCCGGGATGATGAACGGGCGCAGGTGGAAGCATCCGCTATCCCGTCGCCAACGTCGTCCCAGGCGGAGCAGCTCGCGTGGGCCGAAGATGACCGCCGCGATCACCGCGACGATGATCGACTCCGGCAGTGGAACGATGCGTAAGAACGTCAGACTGCACTCCTCGTGCGTCTCAATAGGCGACGACGGCGCCGGTTCGCAGAAGACCGAGTGCCCAGAGAGCCAAGACTATCAACGACGCCAGTGCCAAAACGACGACCGACTTCTTGAGAGTGTAGTAACGCACACTTGTCTTCGCCTCACGCTTACCACATCCGGACCGTCACCTGCTCGTTCGTGCCAGACGGACGTTCTCCTGAATATTCAGACGAACCCGACTAGGAAACTGATGACGGCTGGAATCAAGAACGAGATGATCCGTTACGTCCTCCCGAATCACGTCCGCAGCGAACCCGATTCCGGCTGATCGACTGGTTGCAATCTGCCGCGATTCTCCCACCGCAAACACCGCCAGCCAGAACACGGCCCAGAGAACGGCGCCGACGACGGCGGTCACGACGACTGCGAATTGTAACCACTTTCGCCTGGGGGCGATCCGTGTCAAGACTTTCGCCATCGCGTAAGTCGTTGATTGCAGCGCCGGCGAAAGCCCCGCCAATCGCGAGCTTTCGCCTGCTCAGCGTCCGATAATACGAGATTCCGTTGACCTGCCTCATCGGGTCTACCGCAGACTTCCCGCCAAACAGCGAACGGCGAACGATTCCGAAGTCCAACCTACTTGCCGACACGTGCTTCCAGTTCCGCCAGCCGGGCGCGCAGGTCCGCAATCGTCGTCTGCATGTCCTGTAGTTGTTGCGACACCACGTCTAGGACGCCAGTCGGCGCGACACTCTGCCCACCGCTGCCGGTGACGGGACGCGGAAGAGCCGTCCCCAACTGACCAGCGGCGTTGATGTAAACCGGGACAAACCCGCTGCCTGACGGTAGCGCCGTGCCGTAAATCCCCGCAATGAAGGTTTGGTTCTGCCCGTTCGTGCCGTCATAGGGGAGGCCGATGCGGATCGTGTTCGTGTCCGCCGGCGTGCCTGTCACCTCTGCGCCGAGGAACAGATTGTAGGAGCCAGTGAGCGTCGAAGAGCCGGCATCGTTGCCAAGCGCCGTGTTGTAATTGCCCGTCGTCGAAAAGAGCGCCCTAGCGCCGCTGGCCGTATTGGAGTAACCCGCGTTGTTGACATAGAGCGCGTGGTAGCCGCTGGCCGTGTTGGCGAAGCCCGTGGTGTTGGTCTGGAGCGCCGACGCGCCGCTGGCCGTGTTGTAGTTGCCTGTGGTGTTGGCATACAGCGCCGCCAAGCCGATGGCGGTGTTGGCTAAGCCCGTGGTGTTGTCAGCGAGCGCCGTCGAGCCGCTGGCGGTGTTTTGGCTGCCCGAGGTGTTGGCGACAAGCGCCTGGTAGCCGCTGGCCGTGTTGTCGGAGCCCGTGTTGGCATAGAGCGCCGCGTAGCCGCTGGCCGTGTCGCCGGAGCCCGTGCTGTTGCCAGCGAAGCGCCAAGTAGCCGCTGGCGGTGTTTTGGCCGCCCGTGGTGTTGGAATAGAGCGCCTGGTAGCCGCTGGCCGTGTTGTCGGAGCCCGTGTTGGTATAGAGCGCCTGGTAGCCGCTGGCCGTATTGCGGCGGCCCGAGGTGTTGGAATAGAGCGCCTGGTAGCCGCTGGCCGTGTTCTCTGGGCCCGTGGTGTTAACGGCCGCCTGGTAACCAAGGGCCGTTGTATAGGGCGGGCCGGAATCTTCGACGATGAGGGGCCCGACCAGCCCGGCGCTCGGAAGGGGAGCCGCCGCACTGGTGGCACGCGGTTGGCCAACGGCGACGCCGGTGCCGCTCGGCGCGGGGGACGTCCCGCTTGTCGTAAGGCTGACGGCCGATTCCGTCTCCGAATGGGTTGCCACCACAAACGCCTCACCGACCTGGCGCGCCGGGTCCATCACCGTCAGCCGGTAGGTGCCGGGCGTCGTCAGGACTGCGACGGGTGCCAAGACTTGGACTTGCGTGTCCGTCGCGCCGGGCAGTGTCGCCACTGCCTGGCCATCGAGAGTGACCAGTGGACTCGCGCCAAATCCGGTCCCCGTAATGGTCATTACCCTATCGCCGTCGTGGAGCGTGACGTTTTGAATGGTGAGTCCGGCGGCTGGCGGCGGAGCCTGCGTGAGATTCTGAGCGCCGACCGTCGAGGCTCCGACGATGCCACCGATGACGACCAGCGTAGCCACATACATCGCATTTCGACGAACCTGCAACCTCACGACGCCTCCTATCAGGAGAGAAGCCACCAAAGTCGTCACATGACCTACGGCGCTGTTCGTTGTCATAACCGAACCTCCCCTCGACCGGTGGATTACCTACTTCCCGACGCGTGCTTCCAGTTCCGCCAGCCGCACTTGCAGGGCCGCGTTCGCCGCTTCGGTCGCTTCGAGCCGGGCGCGCATGTCCTGTAGTTGTTGCGACAGCACGTCGAGGCCAATGCCAGTCGGCTGCCCACCGTTGACAGCGGGAGACGCGAGGGCGGTTCCCAACTGACCAGCGGCGTTGATGTAAACCGGGACAAAGCTGCCAGAGGGCAGCGCCGTGCCGTAAATCCCCGCAATGAAGGTTTGGTTCTGCCCGTTCGTGCCGTCAAAAGGCAGACCGAGCCGCATCGTGTTGGCGTCGGCCGGTGTCCCCTGCACCTGCGCGCCCAGAAAGATGTTGTTCGAGCCAAGGGCGTTGTAGCCGGCTTCAAAGCCCACGGCGGTGTTGTTGCTGCCCGTCTGGTTGGAGTAAAGCGCCCACCTGCCGCTGGCGGTATTTTCGGAGCCCGCGGTGTTGTTGTAAAGCGTGCTCACGCCGCTGGCGGTGTTCTGGAAGCCCGTTGTGTTGGAGTAAAGCGCGAACGCTCCGGTGGCGGTGTTAAAGTTGGTGATGTTGGAGTAAAGCGCCTGATAGCCCGTGGCGGTATTGTAGGAGCCAGATGTGTTGGTGGTGAGCGCCCACTCGCCGGTGGCCGTATTTTCGAATCCACTGGTGTCATTGTGCAAAGCGTAGCGACCCAAGCCGGTGTTGTCCTGTCCGCCGGTGGCGGTGTCGAAGTCGAGCACGTGGGCGCCCAACGCCGTGCGGTAGGGTGGAGTGTCTTCTTCAACTATCAGGGGTGTCGGGCTGGCCGCTGGCGGCGGAGCCTGCGTAAGAGTCTGAGCGCCGGCCGTCGAGGCTCCGACTATCCCACCGATGACGACCAGCGTGGCCACATACATCGCATTTCGACTAATCAGCCTCATGACGCCTCCTACCAGGCCAATGCGATTGGCCCTTGCCGAACATAAACGAGCTTCTGGCATTCGTGGATTATGGAACAACCTGTCCAGCCGACCCGACCTTCAACAGCGATGGCACTCTAAACGGCGGCACGAACTGCGTTAGGTCGAAGACGTTCTGAGGCCCGGCCAACATTGGGCCAGCGTTGGCCGGTTGACACGCCGGCAGGCTGCCATTCGGTGCGAAATATTGAAAGGTTTGATTGACGACCGGGTTGCCAGGGTAGTAACCGCGAAGGTTGAACTCCTGAGCCGTTCCGGGCAGCAGCGGCCTGAAAAGCGGCACCCTTGTCCGTGACATTGGAAGATAAGGTGTCGTTGCGCACGCTGGATCGGTGAAGAACACGTCATGTTGTGTCGGCGTGCCGACCAACCCGTCGAGCGCCAGCTCCATGGAGATCCAAATGCCATTCGCATCCTGTGTCACCACGACCACTGTCTGAGACGGATCATTTCTTTGCATCACGCCCACAACGTTGCCGACCAATGTGCCATTGGCGTCCACGACAATGTATTGCGCCGACGCGGGACTGGCGCACGCAATGAACCCAGCGATGACCAAAGTCGAGAGTCGAACTCGCATGATGTCTCCTCGATTGTTGAAGGGAGGGGCGGCCGATACAGCCGAACGCAGTCGGCGTTCATCTGTGTTTTCGTGTGGGACCGTCATTCTGCTTCAGATTGACGCCGACTCATGAATATTTGTTTGTGTCGAGCGTGGCTAGTTTTTTGGCCCCCAGCCGGAATCCAGACTGATGGAAGGTGGAGTGGCTATTCCGGTCGATGTCGCGCCGACTTTTGTTACTCACATACGGGATTTCGGTTCGTTTGCGTTGACCACTCCGTTTTGGCAGACGGTCCGGTCGTTAGGTGACCGCTCCACATCAGGGGTTCGGTGTCTGTCTCGATCCGAGCAGTTGACCGCCACGTTCGGTTGCGGCCAATCGGCATCATTCCTATCCGCATCGAAGCGCTTGGCCGGCCTGTGGCTCCGCGCATTTCATCGCGCCGTTCCGCGGATGAAGGCCGTGTGTTCGACAAATCCGGTGTAGCTGGCGAAAGACCGCACTCGTATCGAGGTCCAACCGGATGTGCCGGTGCGCCTGCGATGGGTTTGTCGTCCGCAGTTTTCGGCCTGTGCCTGCGAGCAGCAGCGACCGTAGGGCGTCAGCGATAGGCGTGCGCTCCCAGGTTTCACGCGCACGATTGCCTTGCGCCGAAGCGATCGTTGGCGGTTCGCCCACGATCAGCGTCGCTCCTGGGTCCGTGCTGAACACGATGTAGTTCGACGCAATCGTTACCGGGCGCCCTCCGACTCTGCGCTTGCCGTCGAGGTGCTCGAAGCCTCTAGTAGCGTCCTTGGTCAGCGCACGCTCACCGTTGATACGCCAAAACCAGTCGTTATGCCAGTGCGCCACTTCCAGCGCGGGCTCGTGGTGCTCGAACCCGTCGCGAGTCGGCCGAATGAGCAGATTGCCGTAGCGACGGAAGGCGGCGAGTGCTGGCAGCTTCCAGATGTCGGTCTGCGTCACCCGCTGTTCGACGGTCGCAAAGCCGACAAACTGATAGCGTGCGGGGTTCCTATTCGACAGACGATCAGCGGCGAAGTAAACGACGCCATCGCCCTCGCGGAGTGCGTTGCGCACGTCCGGGCGGCACACACCCCACGTCAGAGGACCCCGCTGCTTCACACTGCAACGGAATGCGGGGTCGTCACCGCCGTCGAACGGCCACCCATCATTTGACTTGCGCAGGTAGACGCAGACGTAGACCATTAACGTCCGTATCGTGCGCACTGACGCGCGACTACACCGGCCGTGAAACGGCGCGCAAATCGCTTGAACTCGTCCGTTGTGGAATCACCGCAGATTGCGTCGAGCGGCTCGGGCGGACTAGGTTTCGTCCTGGACGTGACGGCGCACGCGATGGACCTCTCACACGTTGCTGCTTTGGCTATGGCGCGATCCTCTTCGTTCGGTTTGACGCCGCGACCAGGTCCAAGACCTGCTGGAGGTTGTCCAGATCGGTAACGCAACGTGGCTCTTCCCGAAAGCTGGACCAACGCCGCCGAAACCAGAGCGCCCTGAACGTGCGGACACCTACCGCGTGCGCACCTGTCAATTCGTCGTCCGCGCCGTCACCGATAAACCAGGTGTCGCGCTCATCGACGCCCAGTCGGCGCGTGGCCTCCAAAAAGATTGCGGGATCGGGCTTCGCGAGGCCGACGTCGAATGAGAAAACAGCACAATTGAAGTGGCTCGCCAACGCGCATTGAGGCCACCCGACAACGTCCTCCACAAAACAATTGCTAATGACGCCAAGCTTCACGTCTCGTCGACGGAGACCTTCGACCATTCTGAGGACCTGCGGCTCGATGCGCGTGAACAGCTCCTCTTTCTGGCGCATCCGCGTGTCCAACAGCCTCTGGACGGTGGCATCATCAGCGTGACCACCGAGCTTCTTCGCAATATCGCCAAGCGCCTGCCGAAAGGATAGACGTCCGACTTTTACATGAGGCCGAACCGCCCGCCACTCGACGCGGAATGCCTCACGTTCGCAGCCCAACTCCGACCCCAAAGACGACGCGCGAGTCGGCGCCGCGCCCGACTCTGTGATCAGCGTTTCAAACAAGTCGAAGAGAATTGCTCTAACCATCGTCGGCAGCCGTCACTATACGGCTGGAATTCGTTTCGTCGTGCGCGTTGCGTTTCCGCCCGCAACTGGACTGGACGGGCTTTGCGCCGATTTGGTTAGAGGTCCATCGCCGTTCTCCAACGAAGAGCCGTCTGGTGCCTTGATGAAGCTATCGCTTAGCGGGAAGAAGTCACGCCAGCCGCCGTCATCGACACAACCGTCCGCTTATTGAATTCCGTGCTTCTTCAAGAACGAATCTATGAACTGCTGCCTTTTGGCCTCTCTGGCCTGCCAGGCAGGGTTCGGAATGGCCTTAAGGCCCCTACCGGAAACGTTGGGAGGATTCACGAGCGGCAACGCACTGGTTACTGCTATTCGCCGGTTTGCCCGTTTGTCTCTTAGCTTCTTCATTCGTTCTGCGAGCTGCGCCTCGAGCTGATGTCGCGCTGTTGGAGATAGCCTCGCGAGCTTTGCTTTCAGCAGAGGGTCACCGTCCAGATCTTGTTCCGACGCTACGTCTGTCGCATTGAACCACGCCGGGGCCGCTGGCATGGTCATAGGAGGTCCCTTCTCGATAACCTGGGGGCCTCCTGGAACTTTGCGCATCGAAAAATCGCCAACCACGCCGCATCCTAAAACCCCGAGACTGACAGTCACAACCCCGTCGTTCGTGAGGCCGATCGTGGTGCTCGGCAAACACTTATCGCCGTTTTCACCAAACGGACCGCTAAAGGACCAGATATTGTCTGCGAAGTGCCCCTGATATACCAACTGATTCGTCAATACGTCAGCACGCGGCTGCTGAGGTATTAGTCGAACCTGTGCCGTATACTGAGTCCCCCCACGCATCTCTTCTAAGAGTCTTCCGCAATACCCTTCGTTTCCAATATTTCTAACGAAGAACGTCCAACGATCCTCTGTTGACGACTGAGGCTGTTGGGACTCCGGTAATCTAACAAACATGGCATATACTGGATGTAATTCTGATTGATGCACATCATGGCCGAGATCGATACCTAACAAACCAATGACGATAGCGAATGCACCTTGAACATGAGCTTGGGTCGCTATGTCATCGTCATGGTCAACGAAATCATGATGGAACGTTTCCCACCACGTGTGGGTGTCGTCGAAATTATCTACTGTTTCTGCCGCATCGAATTCAAGCTGAAGGGCGTCTTTGCCCTTGGTTAACAGTGCTTGATCCGGACGCCAAATCCTGAAGTTGTAGTCGTCGTCCTCCCAAAATCTCGCATGACCATTCGAATGACCATCCCACCGTATCCACCCTTCATACACGACCGACTGCCAGTTGAGATGATAACCAGGCGGCGAAACAGCAAGACAACCAGAATTTGAATCATTCGAATGAAGAAAATCGTTCGTGCAGGGGTGAGTGGCTCCGGTCGGACCATCCCGTTGCGTTGACCATTGCGCTGGGGCGTCGCGGTCGTCCGCGTTGCACGGGCAATCCCCACAGGGGTCGCGCAATTCTGCTCCGGGCGTCTGCCACCGCCAACTCGGGTTGCGCATGTATCCATTAATCCGGCCGAACGGGGATTCAATCAGATCCCATGGCTGAGGAGGGAAATCCTGTCCCGACGCCGTGAGTTGAAAGGCTACTAACAAAACGATAGCTAGCAATCGCATCTTCATGTCGGTGCCCTCGGTCGAAAACCCACGAGTCCTGGTCGGAAGGATGGCACGCTGGTTCGTTGACAGGCGTTCGTTTAATCAGGCACCGTCACATGAGTTTTTGGCGGCGGCTCATTTTACGACGCTGTCGCAGCTCAGGGCCAAAAGTTTTTACGGCCTCGTCAGAGCGCGTCGAATCGTCCGTCTCGAGCGCCTTCCCCTCCCGATGCGCTCAAGCCCACGGCAAGCTCGCGGGTCGGGATCCCGCCGATCAGCGACAGGATCTCGTAGGCGCCGAGGCGAGTGCCGGGAGCGAGAGCCAACCTTGGATGTCGAGGGCGGGCCGGATTATACGGAACTCCCTGACAGGACGCGGGCGGTTTCCGCATCATCTGCCTGAACGCCCGGTGCGAGACGTCAGCCACCGGTGCCTTCCGGCGTGTCGGGAATCCGCTCGACGGCCTCGCGCAGGCGCCGGAAAATCTCCTGGGCTTTGGTGAGCTGCTCGTCGCTGAAGCTGTCCGTATTGAGCGGCCCGACGTTCGTCTGCTGATTGACGACGACCGTCGACGGGCCGCGGCGGTCGGCATAGACCTCTGGCCGATGGGTCTTGAGATAGAAGATGAGCGCCGTGGTGTCCTTCTTCTTCGCCCGCCGATAGAGCTCACTGACCGCGCTGTCGACCGCGTCCTGCTCGGCCTCTTGGACCGCGGCGGCGAACTCCGGGTCGGCCGCCTTCCAGTTGTAGAACGTCCGCCGCCCGATTCCGAGATACTCGCAGGCTTTGCCGATACTGCCCAGTTCCACGTAAGCCGCGAGCCACACCGTGGCGCGACTTCAGTGCGGAGCTTCGCGCCCTTTTTAAGGGCTCGCCGGTGTGCCAGCGCGTGCCGGCGCGCCGAGACCTCGACGTGGGTCGGGGCTGATTCGACGTCGAACGCGATGCCACCGCCGCAGAGCTCGAGTCTGCCACGGAGGTGTCTTTCGGTGAGCGCCAGGATCTTGGCTTGGGCGTCCTCGGGGAGATGGTCAAGGACGGCGACGAGCTCCGGCGTCTCGGCGAGCGCCGCCATGACCGAGTCGACCGAGTCGATCCAGAACCCTCGCGCAGGTGGGTGACGAGCATTCCTCGTTATTGCCTAGCTGCTTGAGAGCGTCACCGTGCGTTGACGCACTCTTCAATCGTCGCGGTCATGCAATTCGCCGGCAGCATCAGGAGATAAGCCCTCGGTTGGCCGTTATGGTAACCGAGACCCACGATTGCATCGCTATTGTTGACCCCAAAAGCCGTGCTCAGACTCCAGCCCGAGCCTGCCGGAAGAAGATTGTTGAGCACAATTCCTTGACCTCGTGTCCACAAAAACGCCAGCGGGTCCCCTGATACTTGCCGCACCGTGCCCACCACATCGCCAGAATCATTAATGGCGAATGCATCGCTACCCGTAAATCCAAATGTCCCGAGATCGGCCATCACGCCGTCACTAAATTGAAAGGCGTGTGCCGTCCCGTTGCCCGGGTCCGCAACCCCAACAATCTGACCGTGCTTATTGATTGCGCGGGCGGAACTGAAGATGCCGCCCAGTGTCCCCAGATCATTCATTGCGCCGTTCGTGTAGAGGAAGGCACGATAGGTGTGCGGTAGGAAAATCGTTCCCACGACGTCACCATTGTCGTTGATGCCATAGGCGATTCCATTTGTGCCACTTGGACTGCCGAGATCGGTCAGCTGTCCATTGGCCCAGAGAACCGGATGGAACTCCTGGTCGCCCGCCAACGATGCCAATCCGACGATTTCATCGTGAGCGTTGATGGAATAGGCGGCACTTGAGGTGCCGCCGAGCGTGCCCAGATCGCGTAAACCTCCATCCGCATAGAGGAAGGCGCGACCTGTGCCAGCGCCAGCAGTTCCTACAACGTGACGATGGTCATTAATCCCGTGCGCGACGCTGGACCTCCCGCCGGGTAAGTTGCCGAGGTCTGTTTCCACTCCATCGGAAAACAGAAACGCCTCGACATCGCCGTTTGGACCGACGACGCCGCCGGCCACGTCGCCGTGATCGTTGATGCTTTGCGCACCTCCATCCGATGAAGGAAACACCGCACCAAGGTCGACGATCGCGACGGTCTGGTCCCCGCCCGCCACCACCCCATAACCGTGAGACGCCACAGAACACAGGACCGCTGCGAGCATGTAAGCTCTTGAGCGCATTTGCTACTCCTATGAACTCGGGTGAATGACTCGTTAAGCGCGCTGGAAGATGATACGCCCCAATCTCACGCGTCCCGACAATAGAAAATTGCGGGCGGCGACTGCCGGATTTCCGGCAGTCTTGTCAGCGTTGCGACAGACTTCCGATCTACCTTGCTGATTCCGCTAGCCAGCGGACTGGACACCGAAGAAAATTAGCGGTAGCTTGGTTTCGGCTTACAAATGGTTCGGAGGAGTCACCGCCTGCCGAATCCTGGGCGCGAGCGCCTGCTGAACGCTGGCAGCGAGAGCTAACACTCCCTCGATAGGTCCTTAACGCCTACCGACTTGAAGCGTAAGTGAAGCGTTTCGTGTCACTTGGCCGGCGCTTTTTCTTTGGAACCAACCGGAGTCAGCGCGCGTATAGCATAGGTCCAAGCCTCCGCAGTGGAAATAGATCGCGGTCGTGAAGTTGCCCGGGTTTCGGAAGCCGCCAGCCTTGCGCTTGATGCTCATGATCTTGCTGTTCAGACCTTCGGCCACGCCATTGGTAATTGGGTGTTTCACGAACCGAGGCACGCCGTCGAGGTGACGCTTCACCGTGGCGGCTACCTTCCTGACCTGCTCGAGCCGCGAGCGGACGGCCGACGCGTCACGGCGACGAGCGCCGGCCCGATCATCACGCCGAGACCTTCGCGACATTGCAAGGCGAGCCGCGCTGACGTTCAGGAGGCCGCTTCAACCGTCTGCGAGCCGAGAAACGACAACACGAGCGGCGTCCGCCCTCGCAGCGGCGTAAACGTCGCCAGCACGAGCCCGTCGGTCGTCATCGTCCGCATTAAGCACTCGGTGTAGATCTCGAGCTCCGGCTCCTCGTCGAGCCAGATGAAGTGCTTCGCGGTCCCCTGAAACCCTTCGGCGCCGGTCTCGTAGCTCTTGAAGTCCAGAATCGACAAGCCGCCTGACGCGTGCTTCACCCACGCGCGATCGACGGCATGGGCCGTGTGTCCCTTCCGGCTGTAGTGATGGATCGTGTGGCGCGGGGCATCCCCGTCCCGAGCTTGTCTGGATTGCGGATCTCGCCCAGGAGCTTCTCTTGCGTAATATCCCGGCACGTGACCGACGTCTCGCCGCCCGCCCACGCTTCAATCGGATGCTCGAACCGCCGGCCATTCCACCAGTGCGGGTAGAGCCCCGTCAGATGGCAGGTCATCTCATACGCGCCGAGGTCCGTCTTGCCCACGCGGTTGCCCGCAAGGAAACAGCGCTCGCGATGGATCTGACCCGCAGCGATGAGCGCCATGTGCTTCGGGTAGAGCTCGCGCCGATACGGGCCGGTATCGGGGAAGTAGCCGCGTATCTTGTAACCGGCGCGCGCCTCGGTCGCCATCCCGAGTGCCTGCTCGAACTCCGCGAGGGCCGTATCGCTGAGCGCCCCCCGCTCGGTGAGCATGAGGATCTTCTCGTGGGCGTCTTCGGGCAGATGGTCCAAGAGCGCGACGAGCGCCGGAACCCGCGCGAGCGCCGCCACCGCTTTCTGCATGAACGCGCGCCGCGCGACGTCGGTGTCAGCCACCGGTGCCGGTCTCCGGCGTGTCGGGCATCTTGGCAATGGCTTCGCGGAAGCGGCGGAAGAACTCCTGCCCCTTGCTCAATTGGTCATCCGTCCAATTGTCGGTATTGATCGGTCCCACGTTGGTCTGTGACTGGTTGACCACGACGGTTGATGGCCCGCGTTTGTCCGCGTAGACCTCGGGGCGATGGGTCTTCAGATAGAAGATGAGGGCCGTGTCCGACTTCCGGCGGGCGCGCTTATAAAGCTCCGCCTCGACGCGGTCGACGGCGTCCTGTTCGGCGTCAAGCACCGCGGCCGCGAACTCAGGGTCCGCCGCTTTCCAGCGGTAGAAAGTCGAGCGCCCAATCCCCAGATGGTCACAGGCCGCGCCAATAGTCCCAAGCTCCACATAGGCCGCCAGCCAGACGCTCCGCGCGACTTCCACGCGCAGTAGGCCGCCCTTTTTGACCGGACGGTGTGCCAGCTTGTGCCGACGCGGGGACACCTCGACGTGCGTCGGGCGAGCGCCAAGGCCTGCTGCGACACGGGATCAGCGGTTGAACGGGCACACATTGGCACAGGCCCCGGCCTTAAAAACGGCGGCTTTTCGAAAGATACTTCCCGTAATTGTTGAGCTGTCTCGGGCTCCCGAACGCGTCACGACAGGTCAGCCACCGTTGCCGCCTTCCGGCCCGTCCGGAATCCGCTCGACCGCTTCGCGCAGCCGGCGGAAGAACTCCCGAGCCTTGGCGAGTTGCTCGTCGCTGAAACTATCAGTGTTGAGCGCCCCCACGTTGGTCTGCTGCTGATTAAGCACGACCGTCTACGGACCGCGTTTGTCGCCGTAGACCTGCGACTTGTGCGTCTTGAGGTAAAAGATGAGCGCCGTGGTGTCTTTCTTGCGGGCCCGCTTGTAGAGTTCCGCCTCGGCCAGTTCAATCGCATCGTGTTCGGCGTCGAACATCGCCTGCGCCAACTCCGGTCGGGAGAACGTCCGGGGTGATCTGCGGGGTCATGTGTGTTCCTCCTTCCCGCGTTGAGCGGGAGAAGGCCAACGGCCCTGCGATAACCCATTATCGTGAAGAACGCCCGCACCAAGGGCTGGGCAACGAACTCATCGCGCCCACGACACCCGTGATCGGAACACCAATCAGATGTCATGAGCGCCTCGGCGGGATGCTCAAGTTCTACGACCGCGAGGCCGCGTAGCGCGATGGATCGAGTTTTCGCACAGCACGGCGTCACCACTGTCCGCCGACTGGTGGCGTTCTACGTCGACGAACACAACCGCGTGCTTCCCCATTCGGCGTTTCGCGGACAGACGCCTGACGAGATG